AGGATGGACGTTTCGACGCTGCGATCAAGGATAATCCGTTTCAGGTCATCCCGATGGCCTGGATCCTCGCCGCGCAGGAACGCTGGAAACCCGATGGCTTTCAGAAATTCCTGATGACGGCGATGGCGTTTGACCCGGCCGGCGGCGGATCGGACGCTGAAGAGCTTATCTGGCGTCACGGCGGCTGGTTTGCCGAACCCGTGACCGCCAAGGGCGTTGAGACAAAAGACGGCTCACGGGCCGCTGGTGTCATCGTAGCGCATCGCCGGGCGAATGCACCTGTGGTTGTCGATGTTGGCGGCGGCTACGGTGGCGCGGTCATTCAGCGTCTCGGTGACAATGAGATCCCGCATCACGGCTTCAACGGCGCCAGAAAATCGATGGCGAAGACGAAGGACGGCAAGCTCGGCTTCTACAACAAGCGCGCCGAAGTCTGGTGGCGCATGCGCGAAGAGCTTGATCCCGATCAGGAAGGCGGCTCGGTGATCGCGTTGCCTCCCGGTGCTGAAGTCCGCGCCGATCTCGCCGCGCCGCAATGGAAACTGACGACGCAAGGCATTCAGATCGAGTCCAAGGACGATATTCGCAAGCGTCTCGGCCGGTCAACAGGCAAGGGCGATGTCGTCGTCATGTGCCTCGTCGAGGGCCAGTCCGTCATCACGCGCGAACTGCACAAAGCTTCCCGCGCTGCAAAGCGCGCCCCAAAAGTCATAACATCTCAAACCCGCAGGAGACACTGAATTGACGAGTTTATTCAAAGCACCGAAGGCCCCGGAGCCACCGAAACCCGTCCGCATGCCGAACGCGACCGATCCAGACGTCGAGGCAGCATCCCGACGCACACGCGAATCCGCTCTCAAGCGCAAAGGCAGGCTGTCCACGATCCTGACTGACCAGACCAGCAGCGTCGTCGGCTCCAGCGGGCAGAAGCTGGGCGCTTAAATCCACATGGATCAAAGAGCAAGAGACGTTCTCCAGATGGGAGATCGTCAGTTCAACCGCGGCAATGTCAATGAGCTGTGGCAAGAGCTGGCGCTGAATTTCGATCCCGAGCGCGCTGAGTTTACCGAAAAGCGCGGCGACGGGGAAGAGTTCGCAGAGCATCTTTCTTCATCGTACCCGGTGCTCGCCCATCGCGAACTCAGCAACATGCTGGACGAGTTCCTGTTCCCGAACGAATTCTTTTCTATCCATGTCGACGATGAAGATATGGATGAGGACGATCAGAATCGCCGCTTTCTCGAACTGCTCACCGATATCCAGATGCGGGCGATGACGGACCCGGTGGCCGATCTGATCGGAGCCAGGGGCGAAACCAGCCGTGATTTTGTGACCTTCGGCAATGGCGTCATTGAATTCGGGAAGGATTCGGACGGCACGTCACTGCTCTTCCAGAACCATCCGTTGTGGGATAGCGCATGGTCTAGAAATGCGAACAGGAAGGTCGACTGCTTTCATCTGAACTGGAATCCCACCGCAAGGCAGCTAAAGCAGCAATTCGGGAACAAGGTTTCGAAGGAAGTCGAAAAGGCGCTTGAAAAGGAACCGGAAAAGGAATTCGCGTGCCGACGCGCCGTCCTCCCCGCGCGCCTTTATGATTATAAATCAAAGCTGGGAAAACGCTACCCCTATGTGTCGCTTTATGTAGAGCGGGACACGCAGACTGTCCTTGAGGAAGTGGGACAAAACTATTTTCCTTATGTAGTCCCCCGCTGGCGTCCTGCTGCTAATTCAGCGATCGGCACCTCGATGGTGACGGATATCGCGCTTCCCGACGGCCGCACGATCCAGGTCGTCATGCGCACACTGCGCGAAGCTGGCGAAAGCTATGTCAATCCGCCGCTGATCGCCATCGGCGACGCCATCCGCAATGACATCGCACTCTATCCCGGCGGCATCACCATCGCCGATATCGAATATGACGAGCGGCTCGGCGAAGTGCTCCGGCCTATCACCCAGAATTCAACCGGCTTTCCGATCGGGATGGAGATCGCCACCGCGCTGAAGGAAGATATCCGCAACGCATTCTTCCTCGACAAGATCCAGCTTCCTGAAATCACGCATCAGATGACGGCAACGGAAGTCCGTCGGCGCATTCAGGAGCATATCCGGGCGGCATCGCCGATCTCCAAGCCGATCCAGAAGGAATACCTGCATCCGCTATGTGACGGCGTGTTCAACCTGCTGATGGCTGAAGGCGCGTTTCCGATCGACATGATGCCCGAAGCTTTGCAGGAACACGACATCAAGTTCAAGTTCCGCTCGCCGCTCGATGAACTGGCCGAGCAGAACGAGGCGGATATCTATCTCGATGTTCGCGATACGATCTGGGCGCCGGCGGTGCAGATGGATCCGTCCCTGGCCGAAGTTGTCGATATGGAGAAGGCCACACGAGACGCCATGCGCTCCAAGGGCTGGAAAGCTGACTGGTTCAAGCCGAAGGAAGCCGTCATGGAGCGCCGGGCGCAGATGGAACAGGAAGCAGAGGCCGCGAAGGTGATGGAAGAGATTGCTGCCGCCGGCGGGGTGGCCGAGCAGGCCGGACGCGGGGTTGACGCTGTGGCGACGGCTGGCGCGAATGTTCAGCAGGCTATGGCGCAATAGCTGAATGAAAGATAGTCCCAATCGCCGCCAGAAGCGAGAAATCTGGTTCCCCGCTGAATACGAGGTCGAAGACATCCGCGCAATACAGTCCTTGGCGTTATACGCAAAAGCCGCCGACGATCCGAAATATAAGCATCTCGTCCCAGGCCCGGAAGATGTCAGGCGCGCTCTCAACTGGATCATCTACAAGGCTGCGGCAACATACGAAAACAGTTTTGTGGCAAATGATCCCGGTGGCCGTATTGCTGCTTATCAAGAGGGGCGTCGCGCCGTCGGTCAGCAGATAATCAAACTCCAGAACCTCAAACCCGAACACTTCAAGGAGCATACCGATGGCGGGAGCCTACGGCAAGATGCCAGACGAGAAAAAGATGAAGGCTGAAATGGATCTCGGCACGCTCATTGAAGCGGAGCGGATCAAGAAAGACAAGTCCCGCATGAGCGCTGTGATGCAGCGCAAGAAGGAGAAGATGGCGGCGATGGAAGCCATCAGCAAGGAGTAGGGTATTCATGACGGTTGAAGACAAACAGGATTTTACGGCCGACGACCTCGCGCTGGTGCCTGATGCGGACGATGGAGCTTCTGATGCGCCGGCGGAAGACGGGAAGTCCGACCCGCCTAAAGACGCCAAGCCGCAGGATACAGACGCTGACCCCAAAGGCAAGACCATTGCCACCGGAGCCGACGCCGAGGCGGAAGCCAAGGCCAAGGAAGACAAGGCGTCGGAAGAGCACAAGCCGTATTGGCCTGATGATTGGCGCGAGAAGCTCGCAGAGCACATCTCCGCAGGCGATCAGAAGCTCTACAAGAAAGAACTGACCCGCCTGAAGCGCATAACCGACCCGTCCGGGGTCTACGGCATGTACCGCGAGCTGGACAACCGCCTGAATACAGGCGGTCTCGTGAAAATGCCGGGCAAGGACGCCAAGGACGAAGAAGTCAAAGCCTTCCAGAAGGCGCTCGGCTGGACTGAGAAGCCGGAAGAAATGCTGGAGCAGATCGCTCTGAAAGACGGCGCGGTGCTCGGTGATGATGACAAGCCTGTTCTGAACGAGTTCCTCGGCGCGGTCCACGGCGCGGCGTCGGCGCAGGATTTTGTCAGCAAGGCCGCCAACTGGTATTTCATCAGACAGGAACAAGCCGCTGCTGAAATGGATGATTCCGACGACGAGTTCCGCCGCGAATCCGAGACGGCGATCAAGGAAGAATGGGGTCCGGCCTTCAAGCGCCGCTCCAATGCGATCGGCTCGATCTTTGCAACTGCGCCGGGCGGCGTCGATGTCAAGAACGAGGATGGGCTTTTCGCCCGGCTGATGGGCGGTCGCATGGCTGACGGCAAGAGGGTCGGCAACGATCCCGACATGCTGCGCTGGCTCGATTCCATCCGGGGCGAAATCAACCCGGCCGCAAGCGTTGTCGAGGATGGCTCCGGAACGCAATCCGTAGAGGCTGAACTTGAAAAGATCAAGGGTCTCCGGAAAACCGATCCCCAGAAATACTGGGCAAACGATACGCAAAAGCGCGAGCAGGATCTCTACGCCGCGCTCGAAAAGATTCAGGCACGCCAACGCGCCTGATACATTCGCGATCATTCATCTGGTTAACCCGGATTCCCGGCGCCGGATCGATCGCACATCCACCCACCGTTCGTGAAGCGCTCTTGGGCGCATAGACGGCGCCGGTCATTCATTTGATCGGTCAACCCTGACATGCGCCGGAAAGGGTCAACCGGAACGCAACGGCATCTTTCAAACAATCGAGAGGTGCCATTATGGCAAATAGCGCCCCAACTATCCAGTACAGGGATCAGTTGATCGCTACCTTCGAAGAAGGTAAGACCTGGTTGCGGCATACCACCGTGACCGAACATCAGCGCTCGGGCAACCAAGCGGTCTTTCTTGTCGCCGGTTCCGGCGGCGCAACCGCCAATACCCGCGGCATTGAAGGCCGCATCCCGGGCCGTCACGATGACATGACCCAGAACACGGCGACCGTCGTGGAATGGCATGACAAGGTGATCAAGACAAAGTTCAACATCTTCCAGTCCCAGGGCAACCAGCGCAAGCTCATGCAGGATACCACCCGCATGGTGCTCAATCGCCGTCTCGATCAGGACATCATCGATGTGCTGGACACGGCGACGAATAATCTCGGGTCGACTGGCGACACAATGTCGCTGAATATCGTGGCGCGTGCGCTCGTAGCCCTCGGGGAGAACGAAGTCCCGACCGAGGAAGAAGATAACCTGTTCGCGGTGGCAACGCCAGCCGTGCGCGGGTATCTGATGCAGATCGGTGAGTTCACCAGCAAAGACTACGTGGAGATGCAGTTCCTGAACGGAGCTTCAAAACGTGTGCTGCGCTGGGCTGGCTTCAACTGGATCTTCCATCCCAATCTGACCGGCGTTGGGACTTCTGCGGAGAAGTGCTACTTCTACCACAAGAACTCCATCGGATCGGCATTCGACATGGAAAATCTGGAAGTAGAGATCGGCTATAATAACGAAGACGCTTACTCTTGGGCTCGCGCCTCTTCGTTTACTGGCTCGGTCATGCTCCAGCAGTCCGGTGTCATCCAGTTCTTGCACGATGCTTCGGCACTTTAAGGAGTCTGAACAATGGGATATGATGCAGGCAGGCTGTCCTTCATCACGCAGGGACTCGTTTCTGCGAGACAGTGGCAGTACATTGACACCGGCGGTGAAGCAGTTGGAGCCTATCAGGCTGTCGGCTATTTCACTAACGCCAAGGATGTCGGGGCTGTACCCGGCGACCCCATTAGGGTTGTCGATCAGACCAACGACATCACGTGGCGCGGTCACTTCATCACGGTGCAGGACACCGGCGATACGCAAGGCACGGTCCGGTTCGATACCGGCCAGCCGTAAGAATGACGAGCGGGCGGCGAAAGTCGCCCGTTTCGCTAATTGTAACAATCATCAAGGATACAGCCAATGCCCGAAGTTCGTCAGTTGAGGAAACCACCGCAGGCCGAGTCGAAAAAGACCATCTCAAAGCCTCCTGTTCAGCAAATTCCGCGCGAACCGGTTATTCAGAAATTTGCATCAAACGCTATGCATTTGATCGGTCAAGATTACGCTATCCTTGCCGTTACGACTCCGGCTGGCATGACATTCGAGAACGCACTTGTCCCAGCAGCGTGGGTCAATGTCTGCCGCCGCGTCGTTCTGGGGCCAGATAGTCGCTTCAAGGAATGGCTTGGCTCAGATATCATTCTCCATGGCCCTGACCTCAAGTGGCGTGCTAATTTGCAGATCGTAGCTGTCGTCTACGACAAGTTCAAGCAGCCGTGTGGGTTGCAGGTCGCATGCGTTGGGCCGTCGATCGATCCAAAGACTGGCAAGGCCATGCCGATCAATGTGGCGACCGGTCTGCCGTGGGTTGATCCGAAAGAAGCAGCCGAGGAGGCCGCTTAGGTGGCCGCAACCAAACTCGGCGTCTGGAACGGCGGTCTTGTCGATCTCGGCAATGAGCGTTTAACCGATACTGGCGAAGACATCAAGGCGGCGCGCGAGCTGTCCGCCGTCTCCGATCAGGTTATTGAGGAATGCCTGTCTGCCGGATCGTGGAACTTCGCCATCGAGACAATCAAAGCGGCGGCGGA